GTTCCGCAACCGGCTCTGCCTGGTTGCGTTCGATCAGCCGCTTGGCTTCGGCTTCATTGCAGTCAATCACGTCACCTGCATTGTGCGAGTGCATGATGCCAGCCATGGACGTTATAAGTTTAACTTTCATCTGAGCCTCCTTATCAGCTTGATAAGTGGGGCGGCGCACCGCCCCACCTGAAAGCCGATTAAGCGTGCGTCAGCTTCTTGATCGCGGCAGCGTCCAGGATTTCCGAGTCCACCCGGACAAAGCCGACAAAGCCGACCTGATCCGCCTCAGCGAAACGCTCATCAAGCCGCTTGATGTCAATCGGGCGCGCCCGGCGAACGATGAACTTCTCCATGTCGCCGTAAAGCGTGGAGACGTTGCCGGTCCCGATGTCGGCCATCGCGGGGTTGATGACGTAGCTTTCGCCCAGAATTGTGGACGCAGCGCCGGTCTGCACGCTGGCAGGCTGCCAGATGAAGTTGCCCTCGCTGTCCTTGATCTTCCGCAGCGCTTGCAGCGTGGAGTCATTGAACATGAACGCCGTGTTCGGAGCGCGGCGATAGGCCGAATCCACCGAATGCTGCAAGTCAATCAGATCATCGAAGCTGATCGCCGAAATCGAGCCGGTGATCCCAGCGCCAGCAGCGGTCACGATGCCGTTCGGCTGACCGGTGCCGGTGCCAGTGGTCAGCGCCGCACCAACGCCGCGCCCAAAGCGCTCAGCCATGAGGCTGCGCAGTTCGGCTTCGAGGTTGATGGCCGAGTCCTGGAGCAGTTCGTTCGACACCTTGATGAGACCAGAGGTGTATTTGAAAGATCCCAGAGTGACCTGACCGAAGCTGGCATCGAGGTCCGAAGCGCCAGTGTTTTCCGCCAGAAGGGTGGCGGAATTGCCGGTGTCGTCGGTCGTCGGCATGGTCAGCGGGTTGCCCGCAGCCGTCACCAGTTGCCGGGTCACGTTCTCGTCAAACATCGGCGAGTAGGCAACCATCGACTTGATGAGCTCCGGGATCAGCTCGGTCGGGACGGTAAAGCCGCCCTCGGAGTTGGTGCCAGCCGATTGAGCGCGCTGCTCACGCAGGGTTTCACGAGCCTCGCGCGGCAGATCGCCAAAGCCGTAGCGCAGGTACTCGTTGAAAGCCGAGCGATAGTCCACGTCGTCGCCGACGTTGATGTCGCGCGATTCCTTGGCTTCAACCGGGGCAGCGGTCCGCTCGTCAAGAGCTTCCAGCTTGCGTTCAGCGGCTGCCAGCTTTTTCATGCGCTCAACACGCTCACCGAGCGCGTCATGGTCAGCCATCATTGCGTCAAACTCGCGCTCAACTTCCGCAGCGCGCTCGGCGGGGGTTTCGTCGGTCACTTCCGACAACTTGGAGCGGGCCTCGGTGGCGATATTCGCCATCTTCTCCCGCAGGTCTTTCACGTCAGCCATGAAGGCCTCCATCTAAGGGAACTGTCCTGTCATCACGACGGTCAGTCCAACGCGCTTGCCCAAGGCGCAGGACAGGGCGAAACAGCGGGAGAGCCGCTGCTATCCGGCAAAGCGGGCCTTCATGCGCATCCGGCGCGCCGCTTGGGTTTTCTTTGTAGCCTTGCGATGCGCCTCAAGCGACCGCAAGCCAATCTCGGTGCCTTCGTATGCCGGGGTTGTGACGACGGAAACGTCAAAAAGGCGCAAGTCCTTAATGGTGCGCTTAGGCATTTCGCCGCTGTCGTCCCAATCCTGCCGTTCCGGTATGAAGGCAAAACTCATCTTGTCCAGATCGCCGCGCTGCATTTTGGGGACAATGGCGCGGACATCCGGATCGGTGCGATCTAACTCGCTTTCCATGTAAAGCCCGCGATCATCTTCTCGCAGCGTCAGTGTGCCGGAACGGGTGCGTGCAAGCGGCAGTCCGTTATGATTGACGAGAAACACAACGTCGTCTTCACGCTCAATCGCGCTGGCAAAAGCCCCGCGCTCAATAGTCTCAGTAAAGACGCCCGCGATATCAGCCTCGTCTCCAAAGACAGCCGCATAACCCGAAACCCGGATCGTGCCGGATTCATCGTCCTCACGGACCTCAACTTCTTGCATCAAGGTGCGGATTTCCCTCTCCGCCATGTCTTTGCCCTCCGCAGCTTGTGACAATAATACCACACCCTCACGGCATTCGTCTAGCGCCTCGGCCTGATTACTCGATGTCGTCATTGGGGGCCTCCATTTGCGCGCCAATCGGCACGGTCGCGCCTTGCACCATAAGGCTGTCGCCGCCGTCTTTGGGATTCAGGTCTTCAAGTTCGCGAACCTCGTTGGGCGTGCGGATCGCGTTCTGGATGGCCGTCGCGTGGGCTTCCATGCGGGTTTTCACGTCACCGCGAAGCAGGCCATCCAACTCAATCTTGACTTCAACACCAGAATTGCGACCAAACAGCTTGAGCGTCAGTTCTTGCTCAAACTGGCGAACCCAGCGGGACAGCGTGTGCTTGACGAAGTGCAAGTCTTGCTGCTCGGTGTTGCTGAATGTGCCGTGCGTCAGGTCTTGCAGAAAGGTCGGCGGCAGGCTGTAGATGCGGGCGATCTCCTCGACAAGAAACCGCTTGATTTCGACAAGCTGCATCTGCTCGGGGTTAAAGCCGACGGATTTCAATTCATGCCCCAGCGGCAGGGCCATGATGGGACGCCCATCTCGGGCCAGCTTGGCCGTCGTGTTTGCCACGTCTTCAGACGCCCGAGATGCCGCTGTGCCTGATTGGAAAGGCCCTTGCAGGACAGCAGGCGGAATGCCGCCAGACTGGAAAGCCTTGCTGCCGTATTTTGTGGCCGCGATGGCTAGGCCGATGATGTCGCGGTTTGTGTTGATGGGGCCATAGTGGCTCACAAAATCGCGGTGGCGCATGAAGGCCACGTCGATCACGTCCGTGTGCGCGTAGACCTTGCCAGACTTTTCGTGAATATACTGAACGACCTTGCGCGCGGTGCTAAAGTCAGGGACTTCCCTGACCTTGATTTCGCGCGGGTCGATGGGAACGATGTTCATGACCCGACCAGCGCCGTTGCGCTCAATCACGCTGTAGCTGCGGCCATAGGTGAACACCTGGTCAAACGAATATTTGCGCCACTCAAAGCTGCTGTCATGCTCGCTGGGGGCGAAGTTGAGCAAACGCTCCACATCGGGGCGCGTGCGGCTTCCGTCGTCTCGCGAGTAGACGTGGACCGGCAGCTTAGCAATCGTTCCGCTCAGGAAGTTCACCGCGTCCCAGATTGCCGGGACAGTCAGGGCGCTGTCGGTGTTGACGCGAACGCCCGCCGCTGCGGTGCCGCCCCAGTCAAAAAGAGACGCCGCCGAAAGCGGGACGTTCGGGTCTTCCAGATTTCGGCTCTCCGGCTCTTTGCGGAGAAAGTCAAACAAGCCCATGCGGCAATCCGGCAACGTTGCTGTGGCAAAGAGAACACATCATGCCGACATCGTAAAGGCGGGGTCCTCCCAAGGCGACGTGGGCACGATCTCCTCGTCCTGTCCCTCGGCCCCTAGCGCCATCGCCAAAGCCACCAAACCGTCAATCTTGCCGACGCTGTTCTTCTTGTTCAGCTTGCGATTGCCAGCCGGATCACGATCCGCAACCGCATTCGCCGCGCACATATTCAGGATCGGGTTTCCGCCGTGGCGCAGCTTGCGCTCGGCCACAAGCCTTTCCAGCTTATCCACCGCCGGGGCCATGTCCTTGAAGCCCTGCCCAAAAGGCGTCATTGCCACCTGCGCACCAATGGCCTCCAACTCGCGCTGAAAGTCATGGATGCGCCAGCGGTCATAGGCCAAAAGGTTTATACCGTAGTCCGCAGACGCCTCTGCAACCGCTCTCGCGACGACCGCAGGGTCGATCACTGGGCCGTCAACCAAGGTCAGATACCCCTGATCCGCCCATAAATCGTAAGGCACCTTTTCAGATTGAGCCTTTTCACGAATGCCCTCAGACGGCAAAAAAAACTGCCCCGTGATGTGATAGGTGCCGCCCACCGGAAACGCCATCACGAACGCCGTTAAGTCACGGCTCGCTGACAAGTCCAGCCCCGCATAGCAGGTCATTCCAGGCTCAATCTCGGGCACGGCCTTGTTCGCTTCCCATTCGCTGCGGTTCAGGAAGGGACTTGTCGCCTCGATTCTCTGGTTGAGATACAGCCAGCGGAAACTGTTTTCCTTTGCCGGAAGCCGCGCCGCCTGTTTAGCAAAGTCCTCCATGTCCTTCAGCCCGCGAAACTCGCCCAGCGCGGGGTTGGCTGCCTTCCAGCCCTTCTTGTCCGTCACATCGCAATCCTCTGGTGCGGTGTAGACGTGGCTGACAATCCGCCTGTCCTTCGCGTTCTTTGCGTCGTCCAGCCAGATCGAAAACAGGTCGCCATCCGTTGCAGCCTGCGTGCTGATGGCAATGAGCAGAGGGTCGTCATACGCGCCCTGCGCGGTCTCAATCGCTTCAATGAACGAATCCTGCTGGCCGCGCACTTGGCCCACCTCGTCCAGAATAGCCAGAACAGGCGAAAGCCCGTGCGCCGTGCCCGCCTCCGCAGAAATCGCCTTGTATTCAACATTCCGCGCCAGCCCGACAAGCGACTTCTGCGACGGCACGATCTTAACCACCTTGCTCAAGTCAGGCGATAGCCTCACCATCTTCTCTGCCAGCTTGAAAACCAGCGCCGCCTGATCGCGGCTGCGTGCTCCGCTTATGATCTGGCTGTTCGTCTTGGCCTCCGGCCCCGCAATGTGGGCGAGCAGGATGCCAGCAATAAGAGCGCTCTTGCCGTTCTTTCTCGCGACCGACAAATACGCGCGGCTTGTGCCCTTCGGGTTGTCGTAAACGTCCAAGATGAACTTGCGCTGGAACTCCATTAGCTTCAGCGGCTTGCCGACGCTCTTGCCTTCCGGCACCGGGCAGAACGCCTCGATGAATGCAATGACGGCTTCGCCTCGGGTCATCTACCCCTCCGGCGATGCCAAAAGCGCAGACTTGCCCTCCATGGACTTACGGACATTCCCTGCGTCTTTGCCTTTTCCGTTGATAGTCCTCGGGTCGCTGGCCTGCTGGTTCAGAGACATAGATCGGATCACCGCAAGCTGCCTGCGCTCAAT